TCGCTATTTTTGTTGCTTCAATAATCCCCGCACGGTTTTCACCGTAGTTTTTCCACTGCTGATCCACGCTGTCATAATTAGCAAGGATGCTTTCAGCCAGAAGTTGGGGATCGGTAATCAGCGGCTCTAAAAGCGCTTTACCGTCCTGTGTTTCAAGATATTTTTCCAGCGTGTCATGAATAAGGTCGTTGGCATCAACATTACTCGCACCGGCGACATATTCCGTCCAGTCCCCCACGTTGCCAATTCTGTCAACCAGTCTGGCCCGGTACCAGCGCCTTATACCTGCCGGCATCGGGCCATGCTGATATGCAGACCCCGGATAGGGAATGGTGGCCAGCAGCGTTGGGTTTTGATGGTCAGCTGTGGTTGCTTGCTGCAGCTCGGTATAGGCTGTATCGCCGCTACCTGCAGGAAATCCCCAGGTAATATCGATATTCCACACGACATTATCGCTGGCGACCAAGTTTATCGGTGTTCCGGGATTACCCACCTTGCCGTTAAGCGTGGTCAAATCGGAGTATCCCCATGGAGATGACACTTCGACCGCATTAATCGCACGCACACGCACCATATAACTGCCAGCATAAATGCCAGGCACTTCAAACGACGTGGCAGAGCTGCGCGGTACGTTTACCCAGTTCCCATCGTTACGGCGCCACTGTGCCTCATAGGCGATAGCGTTCTTCGTTGCGTCCCACGTAGCCCGCATGGTCTGAACGCTGATCCCCTGATTGACCACAGAATAAGAGCCGATCTGAATATTGGCCGGGGCAGACTGGTTGCCCGGCGGGATAACACTGATCGGGCGTTCGTCGATGATGGCACCGGTATCGATGCGCGCATATTTATCGGGGTCGTGATATGCCGCAGAAATGGTGAACGTATTATCGTTGTTGTCAGCCACGCTAAGCACGCGGTATTGCTGTGCATACAGTTCGTCTGACTCAACCACCCATACGCTTTCAGATTCCGGTGTTTCACTGTAGGCAGTGGTGACAGTGACAGCCTTCCCCGACACCGACTGAATTGTGCGTGACTGAGCTGCACCTGATGGAAGGTTTAAAATCAGCCGGCCACCGGCGACAGCATCCGGAACACGGTCCAGGGTAATCGCCCGGCCGTTCACTGAACTTATGCGGCCACCGGTAACTTTTCCAGACAGCATTTCGTCTGCAACCGCAATGATGTAACCCGGTTGTGGGATCATGCCGTCCAGTCCGACACCGAAAGTTATCACCCGATCTTTGTTATTGGTCAGGATACCCCAGCGCCCCTTTCTGTTCGCTTCAGACTGACGGGTACAGCCAATAGCCGTAAGTTCTAACTGGTTGACGTCGTAGCGCGTAACCAGATCCTGCTCAAAGACGGGCTCTATTGCATCAGCATAGGCATTGTCCGGATCAGACCATGACACCAGAGCCGTCGTGTATCGGGTCTTGATAGTGCTGCTCGAGTAACTGAACTGGCCATCGATGACGTTTGCGCGGGTGTAGCTGTAATCAACATCGCGCGGCATATCAGCCAAGGCAACAATCTGATTTCCACCCCAGTACGTCATGCCGCGGAAGATCGCCGCAAAGTCTCTCAAAACCGTATAGGCGTCGTTTCGGCTTTGTACGTAAACATTGCAGATATAACGCGGCTCTGTGCCATTTCCGCCTTTACCGTCCGGAACCATCTGATCGCAATATTGTGCGACCTGGTAAAGTTCCCATTTATCGATGTTCGCCGCGGTGAGACGGTTGCCCAGACCAAACCGATCGGTGACGACAAGGTCATAGAAAACCCACGCGGGGTTATCTGACCAGGCCCATTTGAAAGCTCCGGTCCATGTTCCACTGTAAGTGCGTGTTACCGGGTCGTAGGTATCAGGCACGCGAATGACGCGCCCCTGCGGCTCGCATGAAATCTGAGGGATCGAACCATTGAACTGGCTGGAATCAAATTCGATATACAGCAGAGCGGTATTCGGATACCTCAGTTTTGCATCGATGACTTCCGTGTAGCTCTGGATCGTCATTGCATCGCCAATCTTGGCACTGTTCGCATCTGCCGTAATCTTCCGCAGACGAATTGTCCAGGTGGTGCCAGCCGGTGGAAGGTCAACGCGATGGCTGCGCTCGTATCCTGACGTGGTTTTGCCAGTAACTGCTGTGTTGATTACCGTCTGAAATGCTCCGCCGTCGGTTTGCAATTCGATGGTGTAATTGATCGAATACCCAACCAGATCCCCATCGTCTTCTTGCTTGAAGAGTGACGGCCATTTCAGGCGCAGACGAATAGCGGAAAGCTGGGTATTAGTAAAAGTATGCGTCCAGGCAACGGTACTTTTAACCTCAGTACCAACGCTGATTTCGTTCTCAGTACCCGGCAACCCCTGAATATAAGATTGCGCCTGCGTGCCGGCGCGGAACTCCCACGCCACGCCGCTAAAATTACTCGAGCCGTCACTGTTAAGCAGCGGCGTTCCATCCAGAAAAATTGATTGCCCAGTCAGGCCGCCGCCAAATTCCCCCTCACCCAGCGCAATAAGCAGTTTTGCCTTCGCGATGGACTGAAGATCATCTGGCTGTTCTACGGGCGTGCGGGATGAAGAACTGCCGCCCTTGCGGCCATTTATTTTGGTTGCGGTTGCCATATTGCGCCCATAAAAAAAGGCCGCCGTGGCGACCTTAGATGGAAGAATTAGGTGATGAGATTATTGCTGGTCTTCTACATAAATACCGGCGGAAATAATCGCGCCGCCGATCCGGCGTTTTCCGTAAAGAAGCGGAACAGGATAGCCCTGAGCGGCCGTATTCGTGACACCGCCGAAGGCATAGGAAGCCTGGTTATCGGCATCCTGCTTACTGGCGAGACCGGAGGTCTGCGGGGAGAGCATTTGAATTACTCCTCCCGCTGCAAGTGCAACACCGGGCCCCACTAAAGCTAAACTCGCGCCGCCCGTAAAACCTGATAAAGCATATCCCGCAACAATCAATACGGCTCCGAGAATTGTTTGAAGCAAACCAGCACGTTTACTGCCAATAATAACAGGCACGATTCTTATAACGTCGCCAGTAACAGGGAAGCCGAGATCAACCTCTGCCAAATTTTTCTTTCCTTTAAAAATAGCATAGGTAATACCTCTTTTTTTGCTGTTATTCATATATCTTTCGAATCCCTCGATTGTACAGCTTAATGCTCTCCCCGCTTCTCCCACAGTTCTAATTAGTCGATGATGAACTTTGCCAAATGTTTTCCCAAGTGGTCCACTAAATTCAATTCTGGTCATGATTTCTTGCATATTTACCCCATTAAAAAAACCGCTTTCGCGGCTTCTTTTAGATAGTTGTTGGTCTTAAATCCAATCCAGAACTGGTATCGCCAGTAATTCTATATTTTTGTATTTCTTTAGGTTTGATTTCTGTGGCATTTTCTTTTATTGGCTGCCCGATTTGGAATCCACACAAGCCTCTTCCTTCTTTATCTCCAGTGATTGCTAGGATATGACGCCCTGAATTAACTTTTATTGTTACGCTCTCACCTGTATCTATTCGCGCTACTGGCTTGCCGTCAACAGTAACAGTCACGAAACATCCACCACCCGCAAACCAACCTTTATCTCGAGTAATCGTCAGTATAGAGTCGCCCTGAGATTTCCATAGGATACGAGACTGTGGAACTGGTTTTGCCGAATTACTTGGTGTCGGTGTTGTAGAGCAACCTGCCAGCCCGAGCGCCAGCACTGCTATGAGTAGTTTTTTCATATTAAGACCTATTGCTCAACTTTTGGAGATGAGTAACCAGTGAGGTCAAATTTAAACTGCTTATTTCCAGCTTGATAAAATTCAGCCTCAATAATTAGTTTTTTGTGAGAGCTGACATTTTTAATGAAAGATGCCGAGTTTTCAAAGAAAATCACATCAGCACTTCCATCTGCAGCTTCTGTCATTGAGTACTGCTGAATTTTTCCATCGTCAAACTTCACAGAAATGTGGCAATCATTAAATGAATTGCACAAAAACTGGCCCTTGCTCATTACCAAAACGGCTTCAGTAGGTTTCAGGTTATCTGGTTTTTGCCCTTCTTTGAGCATAACTTTCTTTGAGCGGAGAACAATAGTCATCTGTGATCCGCCATTATACGGAAAATCAAAATCAACAGAGTTATCTGAAACAGAACGCACAAACTTCTGCGCAGTACCTCGCATCTCATCATTATTGAAGTACGCCGACCAATCATTAGCGAATGATGAAACACTTGGAAAAAGAAGGAAAGTCGTAGCGCCTAAAAATAGATATTTCTTCATTTCATGCCTTTCTTATAGACAAATTACAAGTAGCAACATCCTACCACCGGCCTACTGCAAGGCAATATAAAAGCCCACCTAAGTGGGCTTTTATATTTACTCTGCGGGTGGCTGAGGGAGTGGCATCCAGTGAGTTACATAAAAATTACCATGCTGTAACCCACCGCTTAGTATCAATTCACTGAATCCTTTTAGATTATCAAAAACAGCCACACCGACACCATGATTAGTGGCAACCAAAAAATCGCTCAAACTGACTAGTTACCTTGGGTTTTCTTTCTTTGATTGAAATCCACTTCATGAAAAATCTCCATCAAATAGTGAAGATTGATGATAGCACTTACCACAAAACAAAAGACCACCCGAGGGTGGCTTAGTTACGTCAGAAAATTCGTTCTAATTAACTTCCAGAACGTATGGGTCATTGGAAAAGAAGGGATCTTTACGCTGTATTGTCGCCAGGGTGATTCTTGCCCAAGGCTTATTAAACTTTCTTGTTAGCTCAATAAAGCAAGGGATGTTTATCTTTGATACCCTGCACTTGATCACAAACGCTGCGCCGTCAGGTAATCCTTGTATTACTTTGGAATGTGAAGCTTGCACCTTTTTAAATATGTCTTCCAACTCTTGCAAAGTAATGGCAGGGTTATTGCGCTGGTCATTGACTCTATCAATAGCAAAATGACCAGATATGGAAATTTCTAAGCAGTCTTTATCGAGGTCATCATTAATCTGTGCCTCAAGATCGTCCAAACCTTGACGCGATATTGTCATAGATGGCTAGCCACTACTTGCTCAAGCCGCTCATTGAGCTCAGCATCACTTTCAGCGACAACAGTACCAATTAATTTGCTGTAGCTCCTAGTCCCAAACCTCACGTCAAATTCTTTGTTATCGAAGCTATCAACAATTACACACCTACCAGCTTCGTCTTGAAAAGAAGCATAGTTCTGCCGAACTAGCATATTGAATTTGAACATGATTATCTCCTTAGTCGAGACTATTGGAGCCAGCTGGAATCTTGCATAGCAAGAAATATTTGGATGATGGACATAACACCAATGTATCGGCACAGATGTCACTTTTCTTGAGTGTATGCATGCCTCATGCAATTTTCAACTAAAAGTTGATTAATTAAAAATCAAATCTGAGCGTTAGAAATGCAAAAAGCCCACCTGAGTGAGTTATCTAACGTCTTTATGCCGGACAAGTTTCATGGTCCTTTCCTGCCAGTACCCCCCGTAAGGAACCCGGTTGCTGAGCATGCCGAACATGTGGTGCAGAAGCATGTTACCTTCCAGGAGGATCCCGGCGTGATTCCACTTATTGGACTGAACCTGCATGATCACCATATCGCCCGGCATTGCTGGCCCGCTGAATTCGCGAAACCCGCATTCATACCAGCAGTCCTGATAAAAATTATCTGGGTGCTCGTCTTCCCACCACGGGTAATCGACACGGTAATCGGTCAGCTCAATGCCATGCGTCTGCCTGTAATAGCTCATGACCAATCCCCAGCAATCCGTGTGACCGAGCACGAACGGTCGCTCGAGTAATGGCAATTCGCCGCGCGGCTGAATGGTACGAAAATCCCCCTCTGGCCAGCTCACGATGTGCCAGGGTAATTCGGTTGCGTCGCACTGCGCCTTATCCAGTTCGCTTGGCTGCGTCGTTGCATCAGGATGGCTGTGAACGATGGAAATAACCGTTCCCCAGTCTTCGGCGTCAGCATAACCCACGGGATCGAGGTGAAAATCTTCGGTGGGATTGGCTGCCAGATTGGCGCAAGGAAAATAACGTTCAACCCGGCTTTTCTGCGCTACCACTCCACAGCATTCGTGCGGGTAGCTCTGCCGGGCATGTTCAAAAATAGCCTGCAGGGTTTTATCACGCATAATCAGCTCTTGATCAGAGATGTGCCCGGAAATCCACCGAACGGCAATTCGTTATTTGCCCCGAAGCGAGGTTTGCAGCCAGTGTTCAGCGTGCCGTTGCACACGTCGAGCGAGGGATCGCTAACCGGATTACCGTGCTTATCGAAATAGTTGGTCCCCGCGTAATCGCAGCCATCCCCTGAACGGTATTTGCCACGGATGCACCAGGTGCACAGAGAATGAAGCTGCCGCGTCGGGATCATCAATCCCTGCAAATCCATCGGGCTGCTCAGCGTGAACTCAACAGAGATGTTGGTTTCCATGCTCTTGCTGTCGATGTAGAAAACCTGCAACTTTTCCTGCGTGGCGTCCGCCGTGGCATTTCCGCCAGCAAAGTTTCGGGCGTCGAGGTACTGCGCCAGCGTATCGTGAATCGTCACCACAGCCTGAAGCATGTCATCGTAAGCCAGACAAAGCGCGGTAATCGACCCGTCAAGATTCGCCACAGTCAGTTTCGGCTGTGCGCCGCTGCCGCTGGTTGAAGCCTCAATGCCTTCAATCTGAACCGGCCACGCTGAATATTCATTACCTTGCCACCAGATGGATTTCGCAGGCAGTTTCGATTCGTCGTAAACCGGCGTCCCACCAATATATTCAATTTTGGTGATATAACGGGTGCCCCACGGCTTGGTTGCTGCAGGTAGCGCAATTGAACCGGCGGACGCGAAAGACAGACTGTCTGTCTCGCCTGTTGAATAAGTTATCTTGACGCCGGATGCTCCGTTTGCCGGAATGACGGCTGTTGCTGCTGGCCGAGTCTGTATTGTTCCTGATGTGTAAATTAAGCTCGTTGGCGCGCTGTTCTGTTCAAAATGCGCTCCCCAAACTGCTATTCCTTTCACACCATCACCGGTCATCAATGTGGTGCTGGATGTGGCCATTGGATAGACAGCAGGTCGGATATCTCCACTGATCGTGGCCGCCGTCGTCGATGTTACCGTGACCCTTACCCAGCCATCAGCCAGCTTAATAATCGAACATCTTGTCAAATCTGTAGCGCGCAAAATAACGCCAGCATTCAGATCGACCGTGACCAAATTTTGTTGAACTAAGTTGCTGGCCTGCACGATTGAGATCGTCGCGAATCCATATCCTGCATCCTTAATGAATACAGAAAAGCTGTAATCAGTATTCGGAGAGGGGATAAAACTTCTGTAAATAGGGTGTGTGTTATTAACGGTGTTGGGGATCCATTTAGTCCCATTCTGCGTGCCATCCGGTGCAGTCACTGCGTTGCTGACTGCCGAGCCATTACTTTTTAACCATGCGGCATTTGCCCAGGCATTCGAGTATGTCAGCAAGTTTGTTGATGCTGGTTCAGGCTCAGTTCTGCCGCCAAGTTCGAGCGGCAACTGGTTAGCCGCTGCCTGGTAGATTTTCCCATCCTGACCAATATAACTGGCCGCACCAGCGCGCTGGAATGTCACACGATTATCCAGCGCGGTTTCTGTCAAATTGATAGGACTCAGTGGATTAGCCGCGGCAATTTCATCTTCGGTGTAAGCCAGATTGTAATTGTGAAATCTGAGGACTTCGCCGGTGCCAAAAGCGGTACCGTCCACCTCAAAAAGCCGGACAGTGTCGCCCGGCTCTAATTTCTGATAATCGTTGTTTATGCTCATGGTTTAAATGCCTGCATAAAGGTCGCATCAAGGTTGTATTTTCCATTTCCCAGTGCGGTCTGCTTGTAAGTCTCACACCTGAAAAAACCAATCGATTCAAGGGGTGGTGTCCACAGAAAAGATTTTTTACCTGCATGTGAATCAAGGAAATTTTTGATTGCTGAAATGTAAGACTCGTTGCCGGTAAAACTTAACGTCCATTCCTGGCTTTTCGCATTTAAACCATCACCGGCAACCTGAGTGTAGCCATCGCCAAACTGCGCCTTGCGAATACGAAATGTCGTGTCCGCCTCTGCGTTCAGGCGCGGGCACCATGTAAAAGTTTCAATCGCCATTTATCACCTGCTTTTCATTGCATTCCAGATGTCACCGCCCGGGCGTAAATCTTTCGCCTTTTCCTGCTGATAAAGTTGCTTAACATAGTTGGCGATCTGCGTTCCGAATTGTTCCCATCCCTCGGAGGATTTCGAGCTGGAGTTACCGTTCCCATCAATAGAGATGTAAACCTGAGGTGCACCACCTGAGACGCCGGAAGAGTTACCCCCACCCACCGCTCTAACGCCGAGCGAACCGTCAGCAGCCCGCGTAAGTGGCATGATGGCTTCCGGCCCTGCCTCTCCGAATACCCCAGCGCCCTGCGCAAAAGCAAACATGGTTGGCGTGTTGTAGACCCCACCGCTGAATGAATTCAGGGACGGGGAATCGTAGACGCCGCCTTTGGCGTTAAAACTCAGGTTGCTATACGCACCAGAAGAGAATGAGCTGGACGCTGCCGCGCCGGATGTGCCTGCACCGCCGAAGTAACTCGCAACGCCGCCAACCAGAGAGCCGAATAAACCAGATGACGAAGAAGAACCGCCTCCCATAGCGCTGACCACCGCCATCTGAAGCGCCACTTTTTCAATAATCTGCAGGATTGACACGCCCCATGACTTCCAGCTCACCTTGTTGCCTTCCAGCATTGAAGTGACGTTGGTGAACGCGCTATCAAGGGTATTTTTCACGCCATCTGAAACGGTTCCGGATACGTTACTGACTTCCTCGAGCCAGTTGTTGTATCCCTTCGAAGCGCCAGACATCCAGTCTGCCTCTGCCGCAGCAGTGGCTTTATATTTCTTATCCAGTTCGGTCAGCGCAGCATCACGCGCCGCTATGGCCTGTGCGCCCTGGTCGGTTTTAGAGAACACCCTGTTAACCTGCTGGGTCTCATCAAACCGCGCGCGCTGCCGGTCACTCAGTCCAGCCGTTTCGGTCGTCAGCGCTGCCACATCCCGGTATTTTCTGGCTGCATCCGTTAAGTCCTTCAAAGCATCGGCCTGTTCGCGCTGTTTTCTGACAGTTTCGTCAGCGCGTTGATTCCACTTGGCGAGCTCAGCAGATGAAGCCTGAATGGCTTTGCGCTGTTCATCCGTCCATTTGGTACCGGCCTGGTGAGAGGCGGCATAAAGCTCAGAAGCCTTTTCACCTTCAGTAGCCCTGACCTTTTGAACCTCGATAGCGACCGTCAGATCGGCCATTTGGCGACTGTATTGCTCGGAGACTGTCGCCGCTTCACGCTCTGCCTTATTCTGGGCATTGGTGGCGGCAGTGCCGTCCTTTTTGGCCTGTGCCGCTGCAGCATCCTTTTTGGCTGCCTGATCTTTGTTGTAGATGTAAGTCGTATAGAGTGCGCCGGTAAGTTTCAGGTCCTCGGCTTCATAAACATATTGCTGATGAAGCTTTTGCAGCCCTGAAAGGTTGGCTAACTCGTTTTCACGCCGGGATTTTTCAACTGCGGTGGATTGCTGAGGAGTGGCATTCGCGGTTGAAACTACAGGCCCAGCATATTGAGGCGGCGTGGCACCGGCTGTCGCCGACATTGACCGGTTAAGCAGGTCATAGGCACCTTTCAGAATGGAGACCGCTCCAGCCTGTTCGATAGCCTTTTTAGTTGCCAGATCACTGGCGTCATTGACTAACTTTTGAGTGCTGGCCACTTTCGCCGCAGCATTCTCGCGTTCGTATTCCAGTTTGTTCAGCTTGTCGGTCAGTTCGATGTTTTTAGCGGTGATGTCCGCCTGATCCATGAACGTGTTCAACTGGGTTACGGTCGGGTGTGCGTTATAGTCCTGCTGGATCTGATCCAACCCTTTCAGGCTGTCTTTCACTTTGGCAATCTGAACATCCAGATCGGCAAGGTCGCTTTTCTGTGCGGCCAGAGAAGAACGCGCGTCACCGGCTGTTGCCTTCAGGCCAAGCACAGACATGGTCTGAAGCTTGCCGTTTATCTCATCGAGATTATTGGCAAAGCTGACGGCTTCCTGGTGTACCTGTTGAGTATGCTGGTACAGACCATACATTGCCGTTCCGGCCGCAATAATAAGGCCCGGCCAACCACCCAGCAGGCTAAGAACGCCGCCACCCAGCCGGTTCATGACTGACGCTGTGTTATTCAGCTGGTTCATTGCCGCAGAACGCCCGCTGATAGCACTATTCAGTGATGTCTGGGCGGCAGCTAAATTCCGTTCAGCGAGAATTTGCGCCTCAATGGATGTTGCGGCAGCCCTTGCCTGTTGCGCACGATAAACAGTCTGGCGTGCAGCGGCCACGCTGACTTGTGCTCCACGCACATGAGCCTGTGCCAGCGCCACCTCGGCAGCAGTGTTTGAGATTACTGCGGCCGTTGACTGGGCGACACTTCCCACCATATTCCCGAAGTACCGGGCAATGCCCAATCCAACCAGAGCGCCCGTAACATTCGCAACGGTATCGATATTTTTCGCCAGTCCATCCAACACGCCAGACAGACTTGATGACGCGCCAACCGCATCATTCGCACCACCCACCCATGCGAGGAAGGCATTTTTCACTTTCTGCGCGGATCCGCTGATCGAAGCAGGAAGGGTTTCAAACTCTTTTCTGAGCACCTGAACATTGGTCAGCAACGGGATTATCTTATCAGTCGTCAACTCGCCGTTGTTTGCCATGTTACGGAGACCGCCAACCGTGGTACCCAACCCATCTGCAAGAAGCTTCGCCAACCGGCCGCCACTCTCCATAATGGCGTTGAATTCTTCACCACGTAAAACGCCGGAACCTAATGCCTGGCTGAGTTGCGTGATCACCGAACTGGCTTCTTCTGTGCTGGCCCCTGACAGTTTCAGCGACGTGGCCACGGTTTCCGTGACCTTCGCAACGTCTGAAGATGCATAGCCTGCCGCACGTAGCGCCTGGGCAATACGGCTGTAAAGGTTGCTGTTTGCCTCGAGAGAAGTCCCCGTACGTTGGCTGTGATGTGGCGTAATCATCTGCTGAGGTTGAAGCTAGGCGCAGCCGTCCGTTTAGCTGATTCCATGTGTCGGCAAATTCAATAAGTTGGTGAGTGGCGAATGCGCCAGCAAACGCACCGGCTAGACCGGCGGCGGATGACTGAGCTGATGTAAGTTGCGCGCTTAATTCAGATACGGCTTGGCGAGTATTACGTGCTGCTGCTGCGGCCTTCTTGCCGCCCTGTTCCATCGTTTTGTAATAATCGGCCCCCATCCGGGAAGCACGGGAAATTTCAGACTGAAATGAACTGGAGTTCGCTGAAATTTTGATAATAAGTTCGCGCAGCGTAGCCATATTTCACCCATAAACCCCGCCTGCGCGGGTATCAAAGACCGCCTAAAAACTCTTCAAAATCACTAATTTCTTTCTCTTCCTCTGTCTGGCCCCACTTCAGCAGCACATCGTTTAAGCTGAGTTTTCCACCCTGTGCATTGATAGTTGCGGTCGCGACTTGCGCAGCCTGAACATCACCACGCCAGTCGCCAATAGGGCTTAACCGGTCATAGGCGATCCACATTTTCAATTCACTGGCGGTAAGGGTTTGGCGGAGTTCGTGAACGGTGCGCCCCAGACGGAGCGCCAGAGAGAAGAGGAAGAAGGTCAGCGGCTCTTTTACTTTTTTTCAGCGGATTCCTGACTCAGACCTAAGGCCAGCGCCTGTTGCAGTAAACGCACATGGACGGGCCCGTAAATTTCCGAGACCTGCTCTTTATCTTCAGGTGAAAACACTTGTTCGCCGTTCTCATCCAGCAATACATCGATAAACAGGATCACATCAGCGTCGCGGTTACGAATGAAGGTTTCAGTCGGGCTCAGTTTTGGCGGTTCTGTACCTTCCGGCAGTTCGGGAGAAAGGAAGGCGCGGAAATCAACCCAGGCTTGACCAGAGGGCTCGCGCAGAGTGACCTTGATGTCGCCCCATTCCGATACCGAAACTTCTTTTGTGCGATATGCGCCAGACGGGGCCAAAGCCAGATCACGTAATGAGGCAGAGAGTGCCGTTTTCTTCATTGTTGGGTTCTCTAAAAGTGAAGGAATTCAGGGTAAAAAAAAGCGGCCTGAGCCGCTTAGGATGTTGCCTGAATGATAGGGATCGGTTTGCCACGAACGCGCAGTGAATACGTCGCGCCGACGACGGAAGACGTAGCCGCTGACCATGAGCTTTGACGTACTTCAACAAGAATGTAGTAGCCATTGCCCGAAGCGAATTTCACGCGCAGCGCCCGCAATTCGTCATTTTCATATGCCGTCTGCAATGCGGCCTGTGCCTCTTCATCGCCAACCCAGTTACGAGTAATCGACATTTCTGCCGGAGCAGCGAGGCCGTTGGTCTGCTCCTGTTCGACGGAGCACAGCGTGGTGACATCAATGTCGCCCTTCTGGCCGCCGGTATAGGTGATTTCTTTCGTTGCGCATGCAGCTTCCAGCCAGGTGATCCCCACACCGGGAAAACCAGGTGCAGTAAAATCAGCGGCAGAAACCGGCGCGTCGGTGACGGCGAACGTCATACCCTTTGTGACTTCGTATTTACTCGACATAAGTTCTCCGGACATAAAAAAACCGCCCGTGGGCGGCTATTGGTGAGGTGATGGGTTATTGCTGGTTCTGAATTTCCAGCATGGCACGGTAGAGCCCCGTTTCTGACTCGTAGCCGTTGGTTCGGTTAAGTTGCGTGAAATTCAGTGGCGTCAGCGCGTTTTGTACCAACTCACGAATTGCGCGGGCTTCATCAGGCGATTTGGCGTAAACATCGACCTGAACGGAATCTGTTTCTTCGGCAGGGCCGCAAAGGGTGTCGCCAAAGTGCTCGCTGACAATACTGAAGACGATCCACGGCGCGCTGACAGCGGTTTTACCTTCGGCATTAAGGGGAGCAACGTAAGGATAGACCTGCCCGCCGGCCAACATGCCTATGAGTGCAAAAACATCGGCTTCCGTCATTTTGATAGCGCCTTATCGATAGCAAGATTGGCCTGGGAAAATGCAGCTTTTGTTGCATCATCCTGCCGGGCGTCATAAGCCGGGCGAACAAAAGGAACCTGAGCCATATAAGAAGTGCCCAACTCGACAAACCGCCAGTAAAAGGCATTCTTACTGTCGTTGGTCTTCATCTTATTATCGCTGTTCCCGGTACGGGGATTCGTGCCTCGGATATGAACGCCAGATGAAATATCACCGTTTCTGTCTCGCTGAGTCATAACGACAATATTCCTCTTCAACTTGCCGGTGCGAACGGGGGCACGCTTGATCACTTCATCTTTAAAAACAGTAGCTGCGGCTCGCGTGGCATCGCGCATCACTTTTCTGTTTTCAGCTTTGCTGAGGGCTTTCAGGTCGTCGGACAGATCCAGCAAATCAGAGAAATCGAGTTTAGTATCGATCACGTTTTCACCCCCTGATTACAGAGAATTTCTAACTGCGTCATTCTTGAGTCTGGGATAGGGGGACCTGATATTTCTAAAACCTGTCCTTTAAAAGGTCCTGACTCGCAGACAAGCCGGGATGAAGCGCCGACGTCAGCGCGATAGCGCATCCATACACGTATCGTTGCTTCGGCTTTTTCCGCCCCTGACGCCACAAGTTCACGCCCGCTTATGCCTCTCACTTCTGCCCATACGGTTGCCGTGTCCGACCAGACCTTTTCCGGTTGTCCGGATGGCTTTCTGGTTTCAATAAAATTCTGAATAGTTACCCGATCGCGAAGTCGTCCGGCCTGCATAAAGCACTCCTTAAAGACCGTAAATTCTATACGGCTGCAAAAGCGATCCCACTGCAAAAGGGATGGTCGAAGTGATATTCCCGATGTTTACGGCTTCCCTGTTGGCATACCAGTGGCCAATCAGCAAAAGCATCGCTGTGCGGATATCGTCATCAAGTAACAGGCGGTTTTCGTCTGTGTCGTAACCCGGATCAGTGTTCAGTAAGTAAAGCGTCCGGCGCGTCCACGTTTCAACATAACGCTTCGCAGCACCGGTATAAATTTGGAATAACGAATCATCAAGGGTGAAATCAGGTTCAACCCGGCAATGATTTTTTACGATACCGAGATCAATAACTGCGGCGGGATCAGCCATCTTTTGCCCAACCTTTTACAAATGAAAAAGCGGCCCGAAGGCCGCCACAAGTTGCAAAATTTAACTTCCCGCACCAGGCGCGGTGAATGCACCGTAAATAAACGCTTCCGGGCGCTTAACTGCCAGCGCCAGACGCTCTTCGCAACGAATCGAAAGCATGTTCTTTTCGAAATCGTCGGCATTCTCGGTGCTGATCACTACGTTGGCGTCTTCACGGTCGAACAGCTGAGCGGCGGCATTAAAGGCACCTGTCAGGAATTTACCCTGGAAGGCGGCAGTTTCTGTTGCCACGACTGGCAAGCCCCACAGTGTAGGACCCGTCAGAGCTGAAGGGTTCGCCAGAATGTAGCGGCCCAGCGTGTCTTTCGTCAGTTCGATCTTCGCCCAGTCGATGAAGTGCAGGACATGGCCTGAAGCCGGGAAGCGCGCCAGTTGTGCCTGCAACATTGCCAGGCGCAGATCATCGATGCCGTTCTGCTGCTCTACCGAAAATGCCGGGTCGAACGCAGAGGCTTGAGGCACAATGCCGTGAAGGTGTACGCCGGTACCGTCGCCGAAGAGAATTTCCTGCTCTTCAACATATTTCAGGCCGTAGCGCATTTCTGCATCAATCGTTGATTGCAGCTGCGCAAAGTCATCGAGGATCTGCTTCGATGCTTTGAACATGTGAGCAATGGTGGTGACCGGGGTGATTTTGGTGGCGAATTCAATGCCGCTGTAAGGCTTGGTGGTTCCTTCCGCAACAACCTTCGCTGCGTTGGTGAAACCGGTCTGCTGCACCCAGAAAATCGCCGGGGCGCCAGTGCGGCCCGGAGCAATCAAATCTCGGATGAACAAACGCTGTTTCGGCGCAGTATCGATGCCTAGTAAACGCTGAGGCTCGACAACACCCTCGGCAACATCCGTGGACAGCAACGCCGCATTCACAGGAATGTTTACACGCTTGCCGCCTTCAACACTTGCCGCGAAGTTCTTCAGCGCTTCGGAGCTGATCACCACTTTACCCACGGTTTCAGCGACTTTGGCAGCATTGTTCAGAGGCATCTGCGCGACATGCTGTTCCAGATCGCCGAGTGCGGATTTCAGCGTTTTTTCAGCTTCACGCAGGGCATTGAACTCAGATGCCATCTGATCGACTGCTGCCTTTGTTTCTGCAGAAAGAGACCCGGATTTTTTGGCCTCTGCCAGCGCCTCTTCTGCCTTAGCGCTGAATTTGCCATTAGCTTCTTCAATGCTCGCCGTTACTTTTTTCAGAATTTCGTTTACTTCGGACATGATGTTTCCTTATTTGCCGAACGCGGCCAGCGCGTCTTCAAGTTGTTTGATGTTTTCAGGGTTTGGTGCGTCGGTAGCGCTCGGCTTACCTTGTTGATTGTCAGTAGCGCCCGGCGTACTGGCAGATAAAGATTTGAGAAGTTTTCTGCGCTCAGAGCGCGGGGTATTGGCTTTCGCTAACAATGCGTCAAGCTTACGCAGCGCGGCTGCCGGGCTTTCATCACCGTCAGAGATTTCATCTGCAGAAAGAAGGCGGTCAGCAAAACCTTTTTCGACCGCATCGTTGCCACCGATATACGTTTCGTTATCCATCATTTCTGAAACGTCCGAAGCATCAAGGCCACTTCGGGCAGAGTAAATATCCTGCATGGCGCGATCGAAAGGCTCCATGTCCTGGGCTGCCCGTGCAAGGTCATGCCGGTTACCCACCGCATACACCCAGCAGTTATGGATCATCAGGAACGCGCCGCGGCCAATCTGCACCTCATCACCGGCCATCGCGATAATCGACGCGGCAGAGGCAGCGATCCCCAGCACCTTGACGGTAACTTTTCCGCTGTATTCGCGCAGTTGGTTATAGATTGCCAACCCTTCGAACATATCGCCGCCCGGAGAGTTAATGCTGACCGTGACGTTCTCGCCGTTCATAGAACGAAGATCGCCAGCAATTCTATTTGCAGTGACTCCCTCCCCCCAGTAATCAGCACCAATCACGTCAAAAATTGAAATCGTATTGTCGTTGCTGTTGGCAGCCTTAATGCCACCGTCCCAGCGATCCAAAGCGGCCGGTGATAGCTCACTGGTGACTTTCGCGCACGGGCGCCCCTCCGGCGCTGCCGGAAGATTCTTTAATGACATGGGATGGCTCCTAAGCCGCCTTTTTCAGCGGGGAATGTTCGAAAGAAATATCGGGGAACAGTTGGTTATGGAGCTCGAGCAATGCGCTGGCTCTCGCTGCCTGATTGTTTTGGCGTAAATCCTCAAGCGCGGTGAGGTTCAACTGCACGGTGTAAATGTCGCCGCCCGGGATCGAAGGCAGATTTTCTAGTCGTCGGACATCATTTCTGCTCATCCAGCCATTCTGCAGGGCAGTCGTGTAATACGCTGCGCGACCTGCGCTGTCAGCGCGGAGTAAACCTTCAACCGAAAATTCAGCAAAATATTCTTCATCGTTACCCAGCAGGCAGCGCGCTATCTCCTGCTCGATATTGACCAGCAGCGGGCGCAACGTGTTCGTCAGGAATAACAGGTTCATACCTTCGACACTGGATGCCCAGCTGCTTTGCTTAGTCATATGCCCGACCATAAATGGCGGGATCCGGAACCAACGACAGATTTCTTCAATACTGAAGGAACGGCTCTCCAGCATCTGCGCCGCCTCGGGGTTCATCGTCACACCCTGATAGGTCATGTCGCCTTCAAGTACCATGACCTTACCGGCATTCTTTGAACCCACAAACGTGCTCAGGTTTTGCTTTAAGCGCGCTCTTTGTTCCGCGTTTATATCGGTCTTAGCACTGATGAACCCTGAGTTCTGTATACCATTCTCGAAGATTTTCGCGGCAGATTCCTCAACCGCCATAGCTGAACCAATGACATCACGCCCAGCCATCATCGGCATCATGCCGCATACGCCATCCAGCCCGAACCCACGAATATGCATCATGTTTTTCACAGGAATAACGCGCTGACCGTTTTTATCGGTGTAGGTGTATTGCAATTGCCCGTTATCAAGTCGCTTAACGACCATGTTTTGCGGTAACAGCGGGTTAAGCCCAACCAGCTTTTGACCAATCATCAGCTTTTCTATGAAGGCATTACCCCGCATGCAGATGCTGGCAACGAGCATCAGCATAAATCTGGACGGGGTCATTTCCCCGTTGGGCTGCTTACAGAGCACTTTATATGCCGGGTGGTCGGTGGCCAGCTCCCGAGAACCATCCTTTTCCCGCTTATAGACTTTCAGCGGCAGCGTTGATACCGATTCACTCAGCAGCCGTGCGCAGGCCCAGACGGCGGACAACATGATCGCCTTATCGACGGTCACCGTTTTACCGCTACTGCTGGTTCCCATCCACTCCTGCCAAAACGTGCCGGTGGTCAAACTGATAGGTACACCGAGCCAATTTAAAAGGGCGCTTTTTACGCGCCCCGGTTGTTTTTTGGATTTCATCAGACACCTATCATTATCGGATCTTCGAAGAAGTCGGTTAAGTCCTGTTTATCATCGCCGCCGTTGACCAGTAACCGGCTCTTCGCCGTAAACAGTGCAACCGGTCCATCGATTTTGTTTTCTGGGGTCGATTTATTGGGGAAGATATTGTCGTTTTTGTCAGGTTTAACCGTGACGTTTGACATCATCCAGGTCATCACCGGGTTACCGTCGTGGTGGATTTTGCTTCCGTACACATCGGCCTGTACTGACTTCATCGCCTCAGACAGGTTTTTAACTGTCTGTGCAACCTCAACCAGCGGCAATCCCTCTTCAGCCAGTGCCAAACTAAACTGTGTTGCACTCCACGGGTCGAACGCGATTTCCTTCAGGCTTTCGCCTTTTACCCACGCTTCCACTTCGGCTTTGATGTAGCCGTGATCGATAACGTCACCATCGGTTAAGTCCAGATAACCCGCATCTGCCCACTTCCGGTACAGTTCGGATATATGCTTCGGCGCGGTCTCCAGTCTTCCCTCTGGGATCCAGAATTTCGATTTCGTGTGAGTGTGTCCGGATGGAGAACGCCACGTTTTCACCGCGGCGCAAATATCTATTTTGTTCGCAAGGTCGATACCTACCCAAAGCGGCCAGTTACGCAGCTCATCATCGGGCGCAATATCTGCACACTTCGCCCAGCGGTCCATATCCATCCAGGCACTTTCAGCCGTCACCCAGATATTTAGATGCTTCGTAAAGAAGTTCGGACGAGCGGCGATTTGCTCTTTCGCCTTTTTTGCCAGACGGCGCATATCGTCCCAGCGCTTACAGATGCCAAGCCCCGGATTCGCCTTCGGCCAGTTCTTTTCATCGAACGGGTCGTCGTCTTCATCCAGCGTATAAATGACAGCAAAATAAGTGTCATCATCCACCACGCCGCGCAGCACTTTTATCGCGTAGTCGCGCTGTTCGAAACAGATACCCTCTTTGTTAGAACCTGCTGTCGTAATGGCAAACAGCAATGATTGAAGACGCGCGCCGGTGGCCGTTTCCAATACGTCCCAAACGTCACGGGTGCGGTGAGCGTGAAGCTCATCAACGATCCCGCAATGGATATTCAGCCCGTCGAGGTTATTTGCGTCGCTGGAAAGCGGTTCAAACTTTGAGGCTGTTCTCTCCTGATGGATGTTCAGTTTGACGTGACCAAACAGTCTGCCCAGTGTCCGGGGGGCTTTCTTGATCATGTTCTTTGCATCATCGAACACGATCCGGGCCTGGTCACGGGTGGTGGCAGCTGAGTAAACCTCGGCGCCGCCCTCTCCATCCGCGCCGGTCATGTACAGGCCAATCCCCGAGGAGAGAGTCGACTTAGCGTTTTTACGCGCCACCTCGTTATAAGCAGTACGGAAGCGGCGAACCATAATTGCATCGCCGTCGTCATCGAACACCTGTTCCCCGGTCATTTCATCGATCAGGGGGATAACGAAGCCAAAAAGATTTATCAGAATGAAGATGTCCCACGCCATCAGCTCTATCGGCTTGCCAGCCAGTGCGCCTTTTACGTGGGGGACGAAGTTATAGAAATCGAGGATGTGCTGGGCGCGATCCTCACTGAAGTAGACGCCGCGTTCCGGCCCATGCTCTAAATCGTTAAGGAATCGTTGGCACGAAAGCCGCACCAGTTCGCCAGCAACAATCTCGCCGGATAGCACGCGCTCGGCGTACTGAATACCATCCGAAACCGTTGCCATTCATCATTTGCGCTTTTTCAAAAATTCTTCGAGTGGGTCGGCTTCCCCCTTCCCTTCGCTGCTGACTTTGCTGCGAGCGGCTGGGGTCATGCCGAATTCAGACATCATTGCCCGCAAACGTTTCCAGGCATCTGACATCATCGCAACCTGTGGATGGGCTTTTACTAACGTCTCACCCTGCATGTTCGTTACGTTGTAGGTCTCGCCAACCTGGTCAATCACATCACGGTGTTTTCGCCATTCAACATACGCGCCGATGAGAAGTTCCAGCGCCATGCCATCAAGCTTAGTGATCACATTGGAGCAATCCAACTCTTCCCCGATCCGTTTGAACCAGTACTTTTCCTGCTTGTTAAAATGCTTCGGAATTTGGGGTACCCCAGAAGGGGGTTTTGGCTCTGCCTTGTTCAAGGCCCTTTTCGATGGGTTACCCTTGACCAAACGCAGAGCTGTCGGGGTTCTCGGCGGTCCGGACATGATTGAAAACTCCTATTAATCGATCCTCAGGGGACCCCTAAAAAAGATTTGTAACCTGCGGGCGTGTGACAAAAACTTAGGCGGCGGTCCTGAAGCGCGATAGCCCTGAACTCTCAACCCGCCCCCTACTGATGAGAACGATTATCGTTTGAGCCGTTCGCGGCCTGTTTTCGCCCGATGGCAAGGCCAGCACAGGCTTTCGAGGTTGTCTGGGTCATCGGTCCCCCCATTGGCTTTGGCCTTGATGTGGTCGACGGTCGTGGCTGGTGTGATCCTACCCTGCCGCGCACACTCCTGGCACAGATGTTTGTCACGCCCGAGGATGAGCGGTCGGAGTTTGTCCCAGCTGGTGCCGTAGCCGCGCTCATGCCTTGACTGTCCCCGCTGGTGCTGCTGCCATCCTTCATTGCGGTGCGCCTCACAATAACCAGAACGGTCTGTCGTAGTTCGCCCGCATCCGTGCTTGCGGCATGCACGGGGAATTGCTGCTGGCATATTGGTTTTCCTATGAGGGTGACACGGCCAGCCGCCAAGCGCGCCGCCGTTCCATCCTTGGTTGATTGTCTGGATGTCGCTCGACTGTGACGCCGTCGGCATGATCCACCAGCGAGTAACACGGGTAGATGACCTTGCCACCCAGCGCATCACCGACTGCATAGTCAGCCGCCTTGGTGCGGTTCCAGTTCTGGATGATGCAGCTTAGTCCGCTGACTGGCGGGCTGTAGCACACGCCATGAATCAGGCGATCTATCGTGATGTAATCGCTGCGACGCTTATCGGCATCAATCAGCTCCTCGATACTTCGGTTCTTCGAAGCTACGATCCCGAGTGATTTCTCATGCCTGATGATTTCGATACCGGCGGCTGTGGCTGCTGGCGCTGAACCATCATCTATCACGATCAACTTAGCGCCAGCCGGTAAGTGCGTCAGGTGCTGCTCAATCGTCTTCGCCAGAACAGCAGGCCGGTTGTGCGTCGTTATTGCGATATCAATGTTTGTTTGTAGGTCTGTCACGGGACAGTGGCGGATACCGTCAATAATGACTTCCATAAGACAACCTTAAGTGAGCTAGAATGCTTCAAGTGGCGTGTTATCCCCTAAAACAAAACAGAAGGCTGAAATGGAAATAACAACTGTAAATCAACTTATTGCTGCCGGTGCGGGCCTTTTTGGTGTTCTGGTCGGTGGTGCTGTTACCGCAACTGTGAATTACCGCGTTGAAAATGCTAAACGCAGGTACGAAAAAGAATCATTTGAGGCTGGTTTTATTGCAGAAGTCGATGCGTTATTAATGATTATCGAAAAAAGAAGATATTTAGACTTTTTCACAGAATTCTTAAAAATGCCCGAAATCCTATCCGGTGGTTCTCAAGCGATGCTTTACGCGTTAATCCCAGATAATTACGCCCCTTTTTATCAAAATAATATGTCGAAGGTCGGGCTATTAGGTCCCGAGAAATCGTCAAAACTTATTCAATTCCATCAGATTTTGACGGCTATTATCCAAGATTTTAAGCCTGACTCTTATGTAGGCCAGCACGGGTTTGAAAAAGAGGCCTTAGAAGAAAATCTTCATCTTTTAGAAATGGCAATCAGCCTAGGGAATGAACTGACCACCCAAGGATGACTTTATTTCTTTAGAACCTCTTTTATATAAGCTTGAAGGTATTGAATTACTTCGTCGTCTCTGCTGGTTGACTCTCTGAGACTGAGAACAGCCTTTTGACCTACCTCAAGTATCTTTAAGTTTTTAACGTAAATTACCATTTTGTGCTCTATTGTTAGATGACAATGCCAATAGAGTAGAAAAGATGGAATGGAAAGTGGTAGATGGAATCTT